GGACGCCACGAGGCGATCCTTGAGCGAAACGGACGTGCGGCTGACCAGTCAGAGTGGCCGATAGAGGTGCCACAGGGCGTGTACGAGATGTACCTGCCTGATCCTGCGTAGGGACTGAGCGAGCATCACCGATCTGTAACCTTTTAGCCTGACGCATGTAGCATCGGTTGCGATCCTGTAGTACATGGCATCCGAGAGCAACATAGGCCCGCAGTTCTACCAGAACAGCGAGCCCTACAACAGTGGTGAGCACGACGGTGACCACACTGTCCACAACGTTCTCTACGACGACGGTGACAAAGGTCAGGCCTACATCAGCCGCGTGCATACGCCCGCGAAGACGTATCCCTTCTACGGAGGGCCCGATCTGCGCCTTAGCCCCGACCACGAGGGTCAGGGGCAACTGTTTGGGGTGCACCCTGAGAAGAACGTGATCGATGGCGCGTACGCGACACCCGAGGCAAAGCATCAGGTCGGCACGATGCTGGGGATCATCGCCCACAAGAGCCTGCGGGAGACGGGTAAGTTTCCTGACCCCTCGGACGATCTCTCCAAGTCGAGCGCGTCCATGGTGCAGCACCTCGTCAATAAGGGCATCGTCAAGAACCCCACCGCAGAGCACACGGGTGATCAGGTCGTTAAGGCCACCAATCGCTTGGAGGCGGGTAACGCGGTACAGACAACTAAGTGGGCCCTTGAGGACATGAGGCCGATCTCGTCGGTTGTTCCTGAGCACGAGGTTCGGCAGGGCCGTGAGTTGGCGCGGCATGTTCTGCGTGGTAGCCGCAGGGTGCAAAACGTTAAGGCGGGAACATCGGGGCAGTTAGAGATGTTTAAGAAGTCTGATAAGTAAGGCTTATCAGCAGGGTTCTTCTCATTCTCTTTATATTCTTATAAGAGGATCTGGATATCGCGTACCGTCCTTCTTAGTGTGCTCTCACAGTCTTCTCCACACTTTTCTCAGACTGCATGCGTGCGCAGGCACCGTGCAGCATTGCACGTAGTTCACGCGTACAACCGGTCAAACATGCTTCAACATCGGGTACATGAGCACACCAACTGAGCGCACACCCATGACACCTGCTGAGCGGGCACAGAAGAAGGCCGCGAAGAAGCAGCGGCAAAAAGATAACAAGAAGAAGAACCACTCCGAGTACCGCGACGGTGTTGTTCCTAACAAGAAGCCCCGTGCCAGTGCGCCGTGGGCCAGCCCGACCACGAGCCCTCAGTTCTCTGACGTGGTCGTCACACAGAAGCAGGAGCCCGAAAAATAGTGGGCCTTGGCTTGTAGCATGATTAGCCTACCTATGCTACAGTTTTCAGCATGAACACACAGGAATTCGTCACAATCCTTGCCATGACGCTGACGTCCGCAGCCACCTTCTTCACGGGCTACTACCTCGGCAAGATGCTAGAAGTGCGGCGGACGGCACGATTCTTTACCGACCTCATGACGCATGTGTCAGACACGTACCCGAAGTCAGAAGGGATGGACCCGTGGGAAAACTAAAAGATCTGTATGTCTCCTCCGAAGACGACTACGAAGTAGCCGACTAAATACTTTACAAAGTCACACCAGCAAATCACTCATACCCTTGTAGAAACCCTGACAGGAGGCTCCCGTGGCAGACCCCGTAGATCGTCCATTTGAGCCAACCGACTGGGACCCCGACATGCCCGTCTACTTCGACGGCGATGACGACGAGGAGTAAGTCCTCCTACTGAGAGAGAGTTTCCTATGCTTCCAGCACTCGTTCCTATTGCAATGGCCGCTGCCCGCGTTGCGGGAGGTATGGCCGCCAAGGGTGTTGCAGGAGGAATCGCCCGCACCGCAGGCGCAGGTGCCGCCGAGTCAACACTTGGAGGCATGGCCTCACGCGGCGCAGGAAACCTTGCACAGAGCGGCGTGATGAACATGCTCATGCCAAGCAGGGAGCCGCGCAGAGAGAACTTCAACGCGGGCGCTACACAGGGCGCGAGCATGCCCACACCTCCGCAGTGGATGCCATGAGCGTTCAGCACTTAACTCCCGAGGAAGCGCGGGCAATGATCAACGATCCCTTGGCCGCCGCCATCGCGGAGTACACATGGGTGGATGTCTACAGTAACGACCCTACAACTGGTCGCGAGCACACTGATGACGGATCAGGGCAGTGGGACTTCTGCGTTGAAGACTCCACAAAACTTGCTGCGTTTATTAGACAACTGCGCGATATCGAGACATCTTCGCTGTACACAGACATTTCATCCTGACACAGGCGTCATTAGATCCGATCATGGATCTCATACACCAACCAAGGAGTGAGTATGGCCCGAGACACCGGAGGGAACATCGCAGTGGACTTCGTATGGGGGAACATCCCTATGCAGCCAGACGATGACCGCTCAACACCGCTAGACCCTAATCTAGATTCACACATCATTGCGACATCGCAATACAACGGGTTCCCGGGTAACACGCCTGTGTTCCCATATCTTGACGTTACCGGCAACATCGCTATCCCTAACGTGGTCGGACTTACCGAGTCCGCTGCCGAAACGGCGCTCACTGACGTAGACCTTGTTAAGGGGACCGTCACGACTGCTGACAACTACGCTGGAGCAACCGCAGAAAACGACGGCTTGATCAAGTCGCAGTCACCTGCTGCAGGCACCCAAATTAACGAGGGCGACGCAGTTGCTCTTGTGAAGTACGTGTTTACCGCGTAGTACTGTTCGTCTGCTCGACGAAGACCCGGCCCATCCCCCCCGACAGGCCGGGTCTTCTTTTGCCCAACTTTAGTTGTGACTTGAGGTGCAAGTACAAGCGACACTAAGGTGTGCCACAGCAACTGAGCCTCGACGGGATGCCCGAGCGCCGACGACGCGCTCCACGGGCCTCTGTGAGCCTTCCTCGACAGTGGTCAGGGCCTGCCCGGGGGCAGATGGTGATGCATCAGGCAGAACTCGGCAGAGAGAGCACCGGGATCACCACGTCTGAAGAGGCTGCGGGCGCAGATCCTTACGCGTCACCTCCCAAGAGGCGCGGCCTATCGGCCGATGCTCACGGGTTTATCCAGCAGCCCATTAACTTGAACAAGACCGACCCCGAGGTCGACACGGTGTACCTGTACGGCAGCCACGGGGGCGGCATCGGTACCAGCAGGGTCAAAGAGTTTTGGGACAGCCAGCCAACGCACTCGGTGCGGTCTGACACGCCCATCCACACGAATCAGAAGCCCGAGGACACAAACCGGTCTGGAAGGTCGCAGGAAATCCGTCAGGATCTCGAAAGTGGCGGAAGGATCAAGAACCCGACATGGCTTGTCAAGGATCAGGGCCGACTGTTCGCACTTGATGGCCACCATAGGATCGCTGCCGCTCGCCAAGCAGGGCTAGAAAAGTTTCCCGCGAAGGTGTGGGACCGAGACGCCGAGACTGGCTGGAAGCCGTGAGTACGAGGGCACAGTTCTTCGTCCCGGTATTCCTACTGATTATTTTTATATCGCTGACTAATCATTTGTCTGAAGGACGTAAGGGCAGACGCAGGGACGATTTATAGCGACCATAGAGACCACGGCACCAAGGAGGTCTCATGAGTTTTGTACAGGTCGGCGGTCAGGGATGGAGCAACGGCCCTAACCCGTTTAAGTCGGTTATGCAAAAACTTTCCGAGCGTCAGGGCTACCGCCAGCAGATGATGCTGGAAAACCATACACATGCCAACCGCATGCAAGAGCATGCCTACCTCCACCAGAGTGCGCAAGAGCGTATCTACACCCAAGGTAGCGTCGATAAAGACATGGCCACCCATAAGGCGAACCTTGACAGGGAAACCTTTGCCACCAACGCTGGCCACACGTCAAGCATGAGTGCCCAAGAGTCTCAGCAGCGGATGCAAGAGACGACCCATGCGGCGGAGACACTCTCAAGATTTAGCGGGGGTCGTCTTGCAAACAGGGTGACATTCCCCGGGGGTGCCTCTGCTGAGTTTCCCAAGCCTGAAAGCAAGCCCGCAGCGAACAAGACAACGGCGAAAAAAACAACGGCTAAGAAGACGACAGCGACACGCGCCACCCCTGCACAGAAACCCGCAAGGGCCAAGACCGCCGCTAAGACACCCGCTAAGCCCGCCCAGTAGGCGCCTGACATGGAGTCGCGCACGGAAGAGTTCTTTCGACCTAACCAGTACTTCAATGGAAACTCGTCCATGAAGTACACGCTGCGGGAGATGTTCAACGTTTACGCAGAAGACCCGAACGCTGGCGGCGAGGAGCCTAACCAGATCGGGTTTGGCTACGAGTCCCCCGGGCGTGGAGCCGCTGGGGAGAGTGGCCGCATGGGCCAAGGAGGTGCCAGTTTCTGATGGGAAACGAGCACATTGTCGACAAGATACCCAAGGCACTTCCGCAGCAGAACCCGATCCCTAAACCCCGCACGGAAGCCTTCGTGCGCTCCTTCACTCAGTCACGCCACTTCGGGACCACACACGTCACCGAGACCGACGGGAGAACAACACAGCGCGGGTACTCCCCCAATCAGGTCGCACAGACGCTGGCTGAGGGACACCAGTACCAAGACCGCAAGGGTGACCCCAATGTTTCATTATTCAAACTCAACTCGATAGACACACCCGGCACCCGCAGAGTCATCGTGGCCAACACCGCGAGTCGGGAACTTATTACTGCCTACCCACGCGAGCCCATCCCCGAGGCGACCGCTCCCGTATCACGGACTTCTTCTAACACTGCAAAGAAGAAAAAGGAACAAAAACTACGCAAACAACAAAGGAGCAAAGAAGCAAATGGCGGCTAAATCAAGTGGAGAAAAAGTATATGGACCTTATGAAGGTTCTAAGAAGAATGGTGGGCGCAAGATCTACGTCATCCGCAAAGCAGACGGTTCAACCACCTCGACGGACAAGGCCCGCATGGACTACGAGAAGTCAACGGGCAAGAAACTATCGAAGACCACGCATGTCGATCACATCGACAACAACAAGAACAACGATTCCAAGAAGAATCTTCGAGCAGTATCTCAGAAAGAGAACGTGGGCAAAGAGAATAAAAGGAGGGCCAAGTAATGGCCGAAGGCACTAAAGACCCTCGACTATCGCGTGCAGGCGTGTCGGGCTACAACAAGCCCAAGGCGACCCCTGATCACCCGACAAAAAGTCACATCGTTGTCGCTAAAGAAGGCGACCAAGTCAAAACAATTCGCTTTGGAGAGCAGGGCGCTAAGACTGCTGGAAAGCCCAAGTCAGGGGAATCTCAGGCTATGAAAGACAAGAGAGATTCCTTCAAGGCTCGGCACGCGAAGAACATCGCTAAAGGAAAAATGAGTGCCGCTTACTGGGCAAACAAGGAGAAATGGTGAACAAAAAACCTTGGAACAAAGAAGATCCCACGAAGAAAGACAAGAAACTTACTCCCGGCCAAAAATCCAGCGCCAAGGCTGCTGCGAAGAAGGCTGGACGTCCCTACCCCAACCTCGTTGACAACATGAACGCGGCCAAGAAGAAGGGCAAGTAGATGTGCGCAAAGTGTGGCTGCAATTGTAGGAAAGGCGCTCCCGCCAAGGGCTGCAAGTGCCAGTGCTCGACCTGTAAAGGCGCACGGTCTACAAAGCAGGCCAAGCGATGATCGATAAGTCCCGGCAGTTTGTGTCGGACGGTGCTAAGCACCGCGTCTACAAGCGCAGTGGCGACGTCTTCGTCGACCACACAGAAACAAACGGTGGCAAGAACGACGTCATTAACCTGACCAAAGAGTCGGGAGCGAAGACGATCAAGCAGGGAGTGAAGGCTGTCAAGGATTACCACAACGGTGACGGTCCCTCGTACTACCCGGGCAAATCCAAATAGTTTTACGCTGACCTGAACCCCCATCACGGCAATGATGGACGCGGAGGTTAATCATGGCAATTTCATTGAACGGGTGGCCCGTGCCGCCCAAGAAGACTGTTACTAAGACTGTTCCCGGCACTAAGCGCCGTCTCACCATTGAGGCCAGCGTCGCTCCAGTGCTACTCGCAGTGGCGGCCGATTACCACGCCACCGTGCGCCGAATTGATGTCGGCCCGTGGGATGAGGGCGGCTACAACAACCGCGATGCACGACTTGCTGCGGGAAAGAAAAGCAACCACGCGTCCGCGACCGCTATCGATCTCAACTGGAGCCAAGAGGGCGCCATGGGTTCTAACTGGGGCAAGAAATTCTTTGCCAAGCCGAAGAACGCACTTGCCATTCGTCGCATGAAGCGGCGCTACGGATCGGTAATCCAGTGGGGCGGTGACTGGAGGGCACAGGACTTCATGCACTGGGAGATCAAGCCCGGTGTGACCGTGGCCCAAGTAAAGGCACTGCAGAAGAAGTTGGGCATTAAAGCCAACGGGGTACGCGGTGCGTAACGAAGAGTTCGCGTCAGGCCAGCCCGCCGAAGGCTTAAGCAACGATGACAAGACCGTGCTAGATATCGCTCGAAGACACACCAACTCCAGCAAGCGCGGTGCGCTCGATATGGAAGTCCGGGAGACCCTAGACATATCACCTACGGCTTACTGGATGAAGGTAAACCGCCTGATAGATAACCCGCACGCGTTAGAGCATGACCCATCAACCATAAACAGGCTGCAAACCATACGCGAGCGCGGCCGCCAACTAAGGACCGACGACAGAAACGCGAGAAAAGCCCAATGACTGATATATGCGCAAACTGCAAGAGCCCATCCTTGTTCGTGTACGCGGCGCAAGGCACCCGCAGTGTCGGCTACTGCAACAGTTGCCTACCTGCATTCCTACGCCCGCTGGCCAACAAGGGAGTTCTGGCCAAGACTCCCGCGTTTGACGAACTTCGGGTACAGACTCAGGAAGCAATGGTGCCCGACGAAGTCGTAGTTGAAGAGGAGCCCCCAGCCCCGAAGCGCAAGCGCAAGCCTGTCGCAGATGTGGTTGAAGAGAGCACTGTAGAAGTTGTCGTCGAAGAACCAATCGTCGAAGAAGTTGTTGTTGAGGAACCTGCTGAGGAACCTGTCGAGGCTGAGTAGTGCGCGTCATCAGAAAGCCAGCATTTCAGGGACACGCAATCCCTGCGACAGCACACCGGCCTAACGGCCCCTTCAGTTCGGAGATGCTGGCAGAACCTGTCATCACCTATGACGACACAGACCCAGACGACTACTACCCTCCCGGCGCTACCGCGCAAAACCAGTACCGAGGTCTAAAGACCTATGTCTGTAACTACTGCTCCGCGCAGGTTCTAGAAAACGAACTTGAGGGCCACGTATGCGGAGGCGACCATGGCGAAAGTTAGAGACGCCCGTGCTCGGGTCTCCTTTGCAACTCTGCCCAGTCAGGAAGAGTTATCCATCTTGCGTAACCGCGAGTACGGCGTCGACAACGCTGTCCCACGCAGGACCGCCAGCGGTAGGGACAACACATACGGAATGACCGTTGAGCAGGCAATCGGCGCCGCTTCACTCATGGACAGAAGCCAAGTCGTCTCTCCACTTGCAGGGCTCCCAGTCTCTGCGAGCACGGGTGACTTTGCCTTCGCTAAAGGTGTCCTTGGTAAGGCGACAGGGGAAGACGGACTCTGGGACGAGTACTGGGAAGACGAGCAGGACGGCTACGGGTACCAGAACCTTGCTGGGAGCACCGTCAATGTTGGCGGGCAGACCTATGTCCGTCCCGGTAATGCTGTCACATCTGGACGTGGTCGCCAGCCAGCCCCGATCAGCCTTGTTCCCACGTCAACAATTAACCCAGAAAGGCCGCGCACGGTAGCGGCTGGCTTTGACGAAGCACGGGGAGTGTTAACTGTGGTGTTTCGAGATGGAACGTTTTATAACTACTACGGAGTAGAGCGGTCTGTATGGGACTCCTTTAAGACCGCTCCATCCAAGGGCCGTTTTATCGTCGCATCTCTTGACGGCATGGATCGTGGAACCGCCAATATGGCGAAATCTCCTGCCTACGCCCGTGAGTCCCTCTACCGCGTTGCCCGCACAGGACAACTCGTCAACGACGGTCAAGTTGCGGGGCAACTGGATCGTTCACTACCTCCCCGGCTTAACCCCACAAAATCACGCAGCAGGTCCTCCCTGCCCAAGAAGAACGGTCAACGAAAGGTTAAATAACCAGTGCCAGCAGTACACCAAATCGGGCCACATTATTTCGTTCACAAGATGTCCTACCCGACCACAAAGTTTCCCCTCGCTGAGAAGGGAAATACTCAAGAGATCGAGTACCCGTACCGAACGGGTCATTCGGTTGTTGTTCGTGTTCCATTCACCCGGCGAGCATTGGTAGTCGGTAAATGGACTGGAGAAAAATATGAAGAAGATGCACTCACAGGTGCAATCGGTCTACGAGAGTTAGGTCCTTATGTTTCGCAGCAAAACAGTTGACGCGGGAATCCCCGAGAAGGTCACCAGCAGGGCAGAAAAGATGTCCCGTGAGGACCTCATAGCGTGGTCAGATCAGGCCATATACACGACAGGACGCTGTCTCACCCAGTACAGCCGTGAGGGCGCCCCAGAGCACCTCATGGACGCTCTTACGGGTGCTCAGGTTCTCTTGGCAACTGTTCAAGAAATTCGTCGAAGAGACCGTCTGTAATTGAGTGCTTATCTTTTGCGAGGTATAGGGGTTTTCCGCAGCCGTCGAGCCACGCGAGGTAGACGACCGCCAAAAAATTCACGGCCTCCGTGGCCGATTTACTTCGAGAGATGGCGCCACACGAACACCGAACCTCAGCCCACGACCTACTCAGCACGGGCGTGATAAGCACCCTATAAGTTTCGGGCATATGGTTGACGTGCGAGGGAAGCCCCAAACGGTCAGTCTTTGCATTTATTACGTATTCCATAGTTCCCCCAACTGTTGCTACAGAGCGGAAAGACGAAAAGCCGCTCACAATTGGTCGTAGTCTGCCATGCACCTCTGACATCCGCAATCAATTGGAATTTTTATCCTCTTAAAGAAACCACTACCCACGGATAAATTGTCTTGCACTCCGTGCTACATTAGTTATACACCCACAGCGGGTGCTTGAGTAATAAAGCAAAGAAGGGTCATGAAATGTCAGCAAAGCCAGCAAACACCCGAGTAGTCGGAGTGATTCAAAAGGCCGCCGACCTAGAGTGCCATGTTCGAGTTGTCACGATTGACAACGTTCGACTGCTTGAACTTCGGGACTTTATCCCGAGCCTGAAAGAATATGGCCGGGGTTATTGGATGCCACTCACGGAAACGTCCGTGTACGGCCTCATGGGGGCCATGAATGAAGTCATCAACTCTGAAAAGATTGCCTGATGTATCGCGTCAGGTGCGCCTCATGCCGCAAGACTGTCGCGGTCTCTGAGAACGAGGTCGCGTTAAGAAATAAGGTGTACTGCGACGAGTGGTGCCTTAGTGAGATGCCTGTGACCCTCAATGAGGAGAGAAACGATCAGTGGAAAGCCATGGTCGCCTATGGCGTATCCCCCGTCTATATTGGTAAACTATATGGAGCCCCGCATAGTCAGGTGTACAAGTCTGTTGCTCGATAGCGGTGTGGTGTGTTAGGAAGGCCGGGGTGTGGTGCCCCGGCCTTCACTTTGTGCTGACACGGTCGTGAGTTTGATAGATGCTTCCACTATCACTTCTTACACCGGAATCTTATGGACACTGACACTGACGAAATAGATATGAACGCCGAGGAACTCATCGCCTACGATGATGAGACCATCGACGAACTTTCCCAAGAGTTTGTCGACCGTCTGGTTGAGAAGATGCTCCTATTCATGGACGTGCTTGTCGGCCACTCCCTTCACGACTACCAGAAATCCTTCTCTTCTCGCATCATGGAATCCGTCATCATCGGTGACGGTGAAGAGATAACGGCACTGGCGGCTCGTCAATCCGGTAAGTCAGAGGTGATCGCGAATACCGTCGCGACGCTCATGGTGCTGCTTCCGCGACTCGCAAAACTTTACCCCGACCTTCTAGGAAAGTTCTCCGAAGGTTTTTGGGTTGGCCTGTTTGCTCCTACTGAGGGTCAGGCCGAAACTCTTTTTGGACGCACCGTCTCCCGACTCACATCGGACAGGGCCGTCGAGGTCATGGGAGATCCCGAGATTGATGACATAGCGGCGCGGACGACTGGCGTAACTAAAGGTATCCGACTGAAAAAGTCGGGATCTACCTTGCAGATGATGACTGCGAATCCCCGCGCAAAGATTGAGTCAAAGTCCTTTCACCTGATCGTTGTAGACGAGTGCCAAGAGGCGGACGACTTTGTTGTCACGAAATCCATCGCACCAATGCTTGCCTACTACGCGGGAACCATGGTGAAGACGGGAACACCGACAACAAGTAAAAACAACTTCTACCGTGCCATCCAGTTGAACAAGAGACGCCAGACAGGCAGCCGTTCCCGGCAGAATCACTTTCAGTGGGATTACCGAAACGTCTCTAAGGTCAACGATAATTACGCAAAGTTCATCCGAAAAGAAATGCTTCGTATTGGTGAAGACTCAGATGAATTTCAAATGTCATATAACTGTAAATGGCTATTAGAGCGTGGCATGTTTGTCACATCATCTGTTATGGATGAACTTGGTGACACGTCCCAAGAAGTTGTGCGATCATGGTTTAGATCACCCGTAGTCGTCGGTATTGACCCCGCACGAAAGATGGACTCCACGGTGGTGACGGTTGTCTGGGTGGACTGGGATCGGCCCGACGAGTTTGGTTACTACGACCATAGAGTTCTTAACTGGCTTGAACTGCAGGGCGATGACTGGGAAGTGCAGTACCACCAGATCGTGGACTTCCTGTCCGCATACGACGTTCTTGCTGTCGGTGTTGACTCCAACGGTGTTGGTGACGCGGTTGCGCAACGTCTAAAGATTCTCCTACCCCGTGCGGAAGTTATCCCGTTAACGTCAAGCCAATCAGAGCAGTCAAAACGCTGGAAGCATCTTCAGTCGCTCATTCAAAGAAAAATGATTGGGTGGCCTGCACACGCAAAGACACGTCGCTTGCGTTCGTGGAAACGGTTCTACCAGCAGATGACCGATGCTGAAGTAAAATTCACCGGACCAAACTTTCTTGTGCAAGCGCCTGACGAAGCGCACGCGCATGACGACTTTGTAGACAGTCTTTCCATAGCGTGTGCGATGACAGCCGACTTAACGCTTCCCACTGTTGAAGTTTCCAACAACGTTTTCTTTGGGTAGACATATTTAGACTGACGAGTGCGTTCCTCTAGATCACAATGGTGATTACCGACACGGAGGTAATTACCATGAACTCTACTCTAGAGAAATTTCAAAAAGCAGTTGCTGGGACCCCAATGGGAACAGCGTTAAAGTCTTTCATCGCCATCGTGGTAGCGGCAGGGGTAGCCGACTTTGTCGGTGCGGGCAACATCTCACTATCTAACTGGCAGACATGGGTGATCTCGGGCATGGCCTCTACCACACCCATCATCGTCAACTGGCTTAATCCCGAGGATTCTCGGTACGGCAAACAGTCCTCCAAGTAACCGGCACCCTCACTATGGCCATTCAAAACGAGCCCGGGCTCGTTGCTGCCATCGCAGCCACTATGGGGGCAGCGCTTACCGCCTTTGTGGGCAACGTCTTCTCCAAGAACAAGGTTAAAGCCGATGCTCACGCATCCATAGCCACGGGAGCGTCTACCGTCGTTGATGCCATCACTGAAGTCCTTGAGCAGGTCCGCGTGGAACTAACCGAGGCCAGAAATGAGATACAGAAACTTCGCAACGAAAACGAACAATTGCGCGAAAGTGTCGCCCTTTTGAACCTGAGAATAAGCGATTTACGAAAAGAGCCCTAGTTCACGCTGACAGGGGTTCAGAAGACATGAACACTGATACCGAGGTACCTCAAGCAAAAGGAGTAGGAATGTCAGTTCCCACGATTGGACCAGCGCCAATGTTCCCCGAACGTGCGCCACAAATGTACGACCGCAAGTTCTCTCCAGCCGCCCCCGGCCAAGAGGGTCCACTACGGTTCCAAGAAGGTGTCGCAACTGACACCGATGTTCCCAATGATTTTGCCAAGGGCGCAATGCAAGGCTATATCGCTGCCCCGGGTCGACCCAACAGGAACGCAAACGTTTTCGAGAAGTGGCCTGAAGAGACGATGGCACAGCGTGCCCACGTCGGCAGTGCCGCGTGGATCGAAGCCCCTACCTTCTTAGGCGAATTCGCTCAAGGTGCTTTCACAGATCATGGCGAGGTTCGTTACGAGATGGCAGTGCGCGACGGTATGCGCTACCAGCGTCCAAACGCCACAGTCGTCGAAGACTAGTTAGACCGCGCAGCCATCCTGCGCACTCGATCCGCTCCGGGCGCTGCGCCCACCCCCGGCGCCCGGAGCAGATCACCCAGCAGTACCGGACCAGATAAGGACTACACATATGGCAGACCAACCCGCAAACATGAAGTTGTGGAACATGCTCATCGTTCAGGCCAAAGCAAAGTTCAATACGTGGCCCTCACTTCCCGCAAGTAAATGGGTACACCAGCAGTACGTTCAAAAAGGTGGACAGTTCATCTCAGGAGAGGCCGCCGCACGCGTTAAGAGAGCGACGAAGCCTAAGTCTAAGTCTGACAAAGAAGATCCCAAAAAGGGCAAGACCGAAAAGGGTCGCAAATGATCGAAGTTTTTAGCGCCGACTGTAAGGAGCGCTAACACATGTCCATAGGGACCATCGACTTTGCACCACCCTCCTATCGGGCCGCATCGTCTGACCTAACCATCAGCATCAGCCCTCTGGGACTTGTTGAACTGGCTGACGAAGAGTTTGAGGTACACGGCCCACGACTTAACAGGTACTCACTGAACTGGGCAATGTACTTGGGACATCAGTACGCGTACAAGCGCGAGGCCGGAGAGCCGCAGGTAGTTCTCAACTACTACCGAGCAATGGTTGACTACCTAGTTCGGTTTACTTTCGGTAAAGGTATCCACTTCAGGACTCCCAAGGCAACCGAGGCCATCGCACCTGACCGACTTGAGCGGGTATGGGAGCAGGACAACGACAAGTTGTCAGTTCTGATGGAGATGGGTCAGCAGGGATCTATCTCTGGTGACTGTTTTGTGAAGGTTGCGTACGAAGAGCCGTGGCAAGATTCCATCGGACGAGACCACCCCGGAAGAGTACGAATACTTCCCTTGAACTCATCTTTTTGCTTTCCTGAGTTTCATCCGCATGACCGTTCACGGCTGCTGCGCTTCAAACTTAAGTACCGCTTCTGGGGCACTTCTTTAGAAGGCACGCGTCAAGTTTTTACTTACACAGAGATTCTTACTGACGAAACTATTGAAGAGTATATTAACGATGAACTGATTGACCAGCGGGCAAACCCGTTGGGGTACATACCTGTTGTGCATATCGCTAACCACCCTGTCGCTGGGTCACCGTGGGGACTTTCCGACGCGCACGACATCATCGCCATCAACCGTCAGTACAACGAGATCAGCACCGACATCGCAGACATCGTCAACTACCATGCTGCACCCGTCACCGTAATCGTCGGCGCGAAAGCGTCACAGTTAGAGAAAGGTCCCAAGAAAGTTTGGGGCGGGCTTCCCAAAGATTCTCAAGTCTTCAACCTTGAGGGTGGAAGTTCAGGTGTGCAAGGAGCACTGCAGTACCTAGAGATGCTCAAGAGATCCATGCACGAGATCATGGGAATTCCTGAGACCGCTCTCGGTCAGGTGCAGCCGATCTCCAACACCTCAGGTGTCGCACTGAGCATCCAGTACCAGCCACTGATGAACAGGTACCACCAGAAAGTCATTCAGTACAGTCGTGGCATCAAGCAGATCAACGAACTCATCATGTTGACGCTGGCGGTTAAAGAGCCTGACACCTTGATTTACAACCCCGACACTGATGGACCAATCAAGTCGACACAGTACTCACGACTTGATCCCAACGACCCTTTGACATACGTCTCTTTCCCTCAGTTCCCACCACCTCTGCCTCTGGACAAACTTGTTGTACTCAACGAGGTGCAGATGCTGATGGGTATGGGCCTTGAGTCCAAAGAGGGCGCACTGCGCACACTGGGCGAAGAGTTCCCAGAGGCCAAACTCTCAGAGATCCGTGGCGAGATGGTGGACGACGCTAAGGCGGACGGCGCTCTCACACTTATTCAGACAGAAATCTCTAAAGCGATCCAAGACATCACGGGCATGATGCCCGGTCCTGACGGTATGGCAACTCCGATGGAGCCCATGATGGCGGGAACCAACGACCTCATCGGTGACGGCGCCCCTGCTGGCTCCAACGCCATCGACGAGGCGGCAATGATCGATCTTCAAGCCGAAGAGCAACTGAGAAATGATTTAGTCACGCAGGCGTACGGAACCAAGATGCCACAGCGGCAATCAGGTGACGACCCTGCTTCGCAATAAAAATTCGGTATTTAACTATTTTTACCGAGACTTTGTAACGAAGTAGTAGTTGCCTATGACTAGATCAATTCTTCATGATCAATCGTGATACGCCATCCGGCAATTGGACAAACAACACTAAACAGTAAGGGTTCGTAATGAGCACACCTAACATCCCTAGTTTCACCGAAGCGGTCGCAGAATCAAGTCCCGTATCGATGGAGAACCTCTCCGAAACTGTTACGGAAACCACCACTGCTGCACCAGAAGTACCCATCGAAATACGTAGCGCGTTTGACGGATTCAGTTCCGAAGACGTAGCCAAGGCTCGGGAACAAGAGAAGGCGAAGTTGTACCCGACCATTGAGAAGTTGAAGGACGAAGTGTCAGAACTCCGCAGAGAGCGCGAAGAGCGCGAGGCAGAAGAGGCACGCAGAAAAGAAGAGGCCACGCTAGAAAGTAAGCGCAAGGCCGAAGAAGATATGGACGTCCGCTCCCTCCTCCAGCAGAAAGAACAAGAGTTCAACCAGCAACTGGAGATAGAGCGCACCGAGCGTGAGCGAGCAATCGCACTGCTTGAGGCAGAGCGCCAGTACCAAGAACTGCAGACATACCGTCAGCAGCGGGTAGAGGCCGAGCGAGACAACATCATCCCAGAACTTGTTGACCTGATCGATGGCGGAAACGCTGATGAGATCGAGGCCAGCATTGAAAGCCTCAAGGATCGCAGTTCGCGCATTCTTGACTCCGCACAGCAGGCAATGTCGTCTGCTAGGCGGGACATGGCAGGTTCACGCGTGACCGATCCTGCCGCCGGACCCTTGGACACCCATACGGATCAACGTCAGTTCACTCCGGAAGACATCCGGAACATGTCAGTACAGGACTACCAAAAGTACCGCGAAAGGCTCTTAGGCAACTCAGCCTCAAGCCGTGGACGTGGATTGTTCGGATAGTAATCAACCCCCAACCATCCGCCTAATTTTCTAGAAAGGGAAATCATGGCTTCAGCCCTCACCGGTACCGGTGGCCTCGCCGCCGCCCCTACCGCATACAGCGGCTCTAACTCGCAGTTGACACAGGCGATCCAGACCATTTGGTCAAAGGAGATCTTGTTTCAGGCAATGCCAATCCTGCGTTTTGAGCAATTTGCAGTAAAGAAGACTGAACTGGGTGTCGCACCCGGTCTTCAGATCAACTTCATGCGTTACATCAACCTCGCACCTTCAACCGCACCACTTACTGAAGGTGTTCGTATGGAGACCAAGTCTCTTACGGCAGAGCAGATCCAGATCACCGTTGCAGAACATGGATACGGCGTTGCCGTTTCCGAACTGCTTCTTAACGCTTCCTTCGATGACGTCATGGCATCCGCCTCACGTCTCCTTGGTCGTAACATGGCCCAGTACCTTGACAACCAGAGTCGCGATACTCTCGGTGGCGCAACGAGCCAGATCTTTGGCTACGACCGCTCCAGCCTCTCGGGCGTCAACGACTGGTACGCAGCAGGTACTGCTGGTGCCAAGTCCGATGTCACAGGTGCATCAGCCGAGTACTACCTCACCACCGCTGCCGTCAAGGACGCGGTTGAGACGCTGGCATCACGTAACGTTCCTCGCCTCGGTGAGACCTACGTCTGCTTCGTCCACCCTCACCAGAGCCGTCGCCTGCGCGATGTCCCTGAATTCATCGAAGTAACCAAGTACGCAGCACCCGGTAACTTCATGCTCGGTGAAATCGGCCGTCTCTACGACGTCGTCTTCATCGAAACCACACAGGTACGCAACGGTGTCGCAAAGGGCGGACTCGCTCCTTGGGACTCTGGCTTCAGCAGCAGCGCAAGCGCTGGCTCCAACGTGTACGAAGCAATGATGATCGGTGACAACGCATTTGGTCACGCAATCTCACTTCCCGTTGAACTTCGCGACGGCGGCGTTCTCGACTTCGGTCGCGAGCACGCAGTGGCTTGGTACGGAATCTGGGGCCAAGGCATCATCACTGATATCGCCATCACAAAAATCCTAACGAACTAAGTTAGACAGTTTGTAATTGAACGATCAGGAGGGGGGCGGGCCATACGGCTCGCTCCCTGTCCTGTAACAAAAAAACACTACCCCTATCTGGAGGATGAATTACCGTGGCAGTTACCCGACCAAAGCCGACCGATGCGACTGGCATCGCCCGTGCAAAAGAAATTAAGAAGAACTCAGAAGAACTTCAGCGTCGCGCCGACGAACTCTCGACCATTGCGGCCGTAGAGGCCCAGCGCATGGAGACCGAAGTTCTTGACGCTAAGAAGGCCAACGAGCCTGTCGTACTTGACGAAGTAGTAACTCTCGGAGCCGACCTCGGCGACGATTCCGTTGTGATCCGTCTGGTTGCCGATATTGACACCATGACGTGGGGTTACGGCAACGACTACTCCTTCAAGGCAGGTAATAAGTACAAAGTCCCCCGCGACCTCGCGAACCATCTAGAGACCTTGGGCTACCTGTACGTAATGTAAAGCGTTCACGGTGTGAACGGCACGCATTTTTTGCGTGCCGTTTGTACTTTGTCCTGACGTGGGGTCGATCTACCGAGACCATAGGGAGCGACCGCGAGGAGGAATGAGTGGCCAGTATTAACGCTCTGGTTGACCGTACTCGTATGGAGATCGGCGACTCCGGTAAATCGTTTGTGTGGACGTCTATTTCGACAGCAACTAACCGCTATGAACTTCCGTACTCCCCCGTAAGAGGATCGACCCTAGAAGTATTTCTTGACGGTGTCGACATCTCCAGCACCGTTACTGTCGAAGAGCACACGGGCGTTCTCGTATTTGATGCCGTCCCTAGTGCGGGCGACCCTATTAGTGTTCAGGGAACTCATTTCAGGTTCTTCACAGACTATGAACTAGAACTCATTGTTGACTCAGCAGTTAAAGAGCATCTTTATAACCGCACAGATGCCTACGGACGCGCACTCACGGTGGAGAACCTTCCCTCCGTTGAAGAATTTCCCGCAGCGTTACTGGCCGCAAACCACGCCCTCTTAACTCTCGCGACCGATGCATCATTTGATATCAGCATCCAGACACCTGACGGGGTATCAATCCCGCGCTCGGAGCGGTACCGCCAGTTGATGGACATGGTGCGGGGGCGCAAGGAGCAGTACGACATGCTCTGTCAGGCACTCAATATCGGCCTGACCCGCATAGAGACGTTCACCTTCCGACGGATCTCTAAGGCGACCAATCGCTACGTGCCCGTGTACATGCCGATGGAGATCGACGACAGGTCCCAGCCACAGCGCATATACCTTCCGATACCTACTTATGGCGGATCACCCGTTCCCTCCAAGGCGGCCCAGTACGACCTCGTGTTCACTCAGGGCGACACCTTCAGTGTTGTACTGGATTTCCCGTTCGATGTCACGGCGTACACGCCCCGGGCCCAGATCCGTCTGTACCCAGAGTCTGCCGCCAAGGTCGCAGAGATCCTGTGCGAGATCGAGGACGGCCCTCTTGGAAAGATCAAACTGTCCCTCACCAGTGCCCAGACCGAACGGGTTCCCCTCAAGGGTTTCTGGGACATGCAACTTACTAAGGACGAGGTCACCGAG